CCCATTAGTGCTCCAGTTTGCTAACATTACCTGACTTAACTACTTCTACTTTGTCGAGCAGAGGATGAGTCCAGCCGTGACTCACGACATAAGTATTTAAGTCTTCTCCCAAAAGTACCTCTACTAATTTTTCTCTTCCTGTCTCATCTAACACATTGATTACTTCATCAAGAAACAGTATGTTAATTTGAGACTTCGATATACTACTCATTAATTTGCGTATAGCAATCAGAGTAGCTGTGTTCACCCTTGCCAATTCTCCACTAGAGAGAGCAAGAATATCCACAATGTTACCATTGTCAGTGATTTGAACATTAAGTTTATCATTTGATACTACAAACTCCAGTGTAAAACGACCATCGGACAATTCTGCTAGATAGTGATTTGTGAGCTCTTCCAACTCTTTTACAAGGTTCTCTATCTTGTACGCCAACAATCCATTTGTACTGAATGCTTTTTTCAATACTTCGAGATGCCCTGCGGTTGCGCCTTCAAGGTCAAGAAGCTCATTCAATTCAAACAACTCAGACTCAAACTCTTCAGTTTGCTCCAGTATTACTTGGATTCTTGTGTTTCGTTTAGTGATTCGCTCATTTTCTCGTGAGATTCGAACCATCCGTTCCTTAGCATCTGATATTCTTTCTTGAACTCTACTAGCCCTGTCTTTGAGCTCATTAGGATCCAGCGTAGATGCCGGGAGGTTGTTATCAATGCTTCTAAAGAGTTCGTGCCAATCGCTTTCAATTTTTCTTGCGTGTTGGTACTCTGCATTGTCTCGTTTAATTTGCGATATTCTTCCGTCAATTTCATCTTGTCTTTCTCTCGCTTCGGCAACTTTTCGTGCTTCTGCATCAATTAATGATTGTTTAAAAGAACTGTCTACAGTTTGCTCACAAGTTGGGCAATGATCCCCAAGTTTGCTCATCTTGTCTAAAAGTCGCTTTGACCCCGCTGCTGCTTGTTGCAACTTACCAATCTCGGATTGTAAGTCATCATATGATTGTATACTAGATACTTTACAGGCTTGTGCATCCTCGATATTTATCTTAGAGAGCATATCTTTATAAGTATTATTCTGAGAAATTTTTCTATTTTTTTCAGAAATATTTTGAATTTCAATCATAAGAGTGGCGAGCTCTTGTTCGTCTTCTATTGTCTCAATAGAAATTTCAGACACGGGCAGTATGGATGTATCACTCAATTTGTTATCATTTAACCACTTTTCGACGGTCGCTATTTTCGATTCAATACTATTGAGATTTAACGTGCTCTTTCGAGCCTCTTCTTTGAATAAATCAAAAAGGCGAACATAATGCTCTAAGTGTAGAAGATCAATGAGAAACTTCTTGCGGTTCGTATCTGTCGCAGTAAGAAACTGTAGACTACTATTTGTGTTCTGGTATACCAACTGAGAGAAGGTTTTAAAGTCGATGCCAATAATATCTTGGAGTGTCTTGTATGTATTGGTCGCTGTATGAGAACTAATATCTTCTCCATTTTCCAGCAACTTAAGCTTAATACTAGACTTCCGATCAATAATAACATCATAGTGCTTCTCATCCTTTGTAAACTCAAGATGTATATTGTATCCTGCGTTTACATAACGGTTTGGTATATCTGCTTTCTTTATACCCTTTGAGTTTTTGTTGTATAGTGCTTCTTCAATGATTAACGGTATGGACGACTTGCCCATACCGTTAGTACCAAGAACTTGAGTTACAGTATTGTTGCTCAAATCTAGTTCATTGTCAGCTCCGTAACTAAAACAATTACTCCATTTCAACTTTTGTAGCGTAATCATTAAATATACCTACTATCTGTGGTATTCTATCCTCTGGTATTTCCAGAATATAGGATAGATACTCTACTAATTCATCTTGTATAGTCATCTCTTTGTCCATGACAAGAGTAGCTTCGCTACTTCGTTTGACTACTTTCTTGTCAAGAAGCTCAGTGTTCTTGACATTTGCAAGCTCTTGTATATCTCCTTCTATCTCATAAATTGTATGATGAAAGTCTGTAGGTACCATCTCACTTGGATCTGTTACCGTCTTGCGAATAAGTTGAGGTAAGTCAAATTTATCCCACATCCAAGACCAATCATTTGGGTTTATGAGAAGGTAGCCGGTCTGTACCTCATTTCTATGAAATGAAGTTGTCATAGGGCTGCCTGGGTATACAATGTTGCGTTGAGTATTGCTATGTGCGTGAAGATCGCCTGCAAAAACTATTGGAAAGTCCTCGAATCTGTCTAAGTCCACCTCTGGCTTGACGTGTGGAGGAATTTCTCCGCGAACATGAGTGAACAAAGGTTTCTTTGGATCAAACAGTTCAATTGAGTTTTTACGATGAAGGTCTGCATACGGCAGTACTCCAAACCCAAAGTCATTGTCGTAGTATGACATATCAACTACTTTAACTAATGGATTTATGTCTTTTGTTACTTTCTTCAGTTGTGTAAAGAAGGTTTTGTTTTTCTTCGTAGCTTCGTGATTACCGTCATAGATAAGAGTCGGAATCTTTACATTTGATATAAAGTCAAAGTAAAGTTCCAACTCTTCCATGTTCGGCAGACGGTCAAATAAATCACCTCCAATAATGTGCATATTGCACTGCATCTCAAGCTCATGTATTTGCTTGAAGAACATATGATAGCGATTTATGGCCCACTCACGAGGTACATTCTTTTGTCCTAGCTTGATGTGCCAGTCTGCCGTAAATAAAATCATCCGATGTTGAACTCATCTTCCAAAGATTCATCAATATCACCCGCTGCATCTTCACGAATCTCATCGAGAAGGGTCTTCTGGGCGTCCGGTGTAGGACGAGGCATAACATCATCCATAGACTTTAAGTCTGCAATAGCGGACATTTCGCTTTCGCTGAGAGCACGCTGCTTGCACTTAAGTACTTGTAACTGGTACTCCACATTGTAGGGGAGAGGGCCAGTTTTTACTCGCTTGAACTTGACGTCCCAGCCAGTCTCAGGATCAGTAGGATCGCCAAGGTCTTCTGCTGCAGTCAAGATAGCTTCGAATAGCTTCTTCTTGAGATTGATGATTTTGACTTCACCATTGTCAATGCACTGCATTGCGTAGCTCCAGCCACACTTGAGATCGGGATAGTACTCACGAACCCAATCTTTCTCAAGATTGTTGAATCGCTCTTCATTACGGTCAAAAGATAGACACTCAAAAGGAATGTTCTTACCGTTCTTGCCTTCTAGCCAGTAAACGTAACGTGCTAGTACGTCTCCAACTAAGCGAACTTCGTTGTCTCCGTCTCGGTATGCGTATGAAGTGATTGATGATTTTTTAGCGCCGCCAGCGGCTTTGTTAAATGATAGTGCCATTAGTGTATATTCTCCTGTTTGACTTCTTCGTATAGAAAATGAACTTTACCATCTTCTATGCGTAGTAGACTGTTATCTTCAAAAAATTCTGTTTCTATTTCGCATTGAAGTAGATCCAGTGTGGTGTCCCCAGTGATTGCATAGTCCGCGTACGGACGCATGGAAGCTATTGCGAGATACTGGGCGATCTCACGATAGCTGTACTTGTAAGCGTTGTGTAGCAATACATCTGGATGAACAATAAAGGATTCGCCATTAAAATGCTTTCCAGTATGTTTATAAATAATATCATATTTGTTCTTCGGTATCGCTCCAGTTACAAGCATTTTAAAGATGACAAAAAGCGTAAGAGGATTACCTTCTGACGCTTCGAACATCTTTTTCCAATCGTAGAATAACATATTATACTCTCATTTGAGGCATTTGTCAAGAAGTATTTTTCTATGTTCAAAGCTGTTTGATTTGATAACCCTGCTTCATATAGTAGCCCATTCTGTTGGACGCCTGTCTTTGCGCAGTTTTACCTCTGAGATGAATATCAATAATTACCGGATCTCTTTTATCTTCGTGCTTTCTAACAACTCGTCCGATAAGCTGGGTGAGTAGTGGTTCATTATTAATAGGTGTGGCAAGAATAAGGCAAGATAGAGTATTAACTGAAATACCTTCACTAAAAATTGCTTGAGTCCCGTATAGAATATTCTTACTGCCATGTAATATTTCATTTATTAACTCTTCTCTTTGCTCATGTGGTACCTCGCCCGTAACACATATAGAATTTTCGCCAGTCAGTTCGGCGCAGCTCTTCAAGAAATGAACTCGATCTGACACCACAAGTACCTTATGGCCTCGTGCCGCGTATGCTGATGCTAACATTGCTACCGAGTGGCGGTATTCATCGTTATTTGCGATAGCATTGACACGTTTAGCCCAAGGAATGCTGGCCCCGTCGGGAAAGCGAACTTCGCTTCTGTATATGTGAATACTTGGCGTGAGGAAGTTTTCCTTCGGTGGTTTGAAAATATTCGGGCTGAAGTAGTCACGGAAGACGACGTGTTTTCCATCTTTGCGTTCGATAGTACCAGAAAGCCCGATTTTATAGCGAGCGTGGCTAGTATCAATAATTTTAGCGAAAGTGGGAGACGAGACATGGTGCATCTCATCTAAAATAATCGTGCCAAACTCTTTACGAATTTTTTCAATATTTCTATAAAGAGTTTGGGTATTGCCAATACAAATAGGAGCATCGGTGTCAAAACTGCCGCTACCAATAATACCTGGTCTAATTCCATAAACTTTTTCTACTTCCTTTGCCCATTGATTACGCAAAGGAACCGTGTGGGTTACCACTAATGTTTTTTGTCCTAGTTTTCCCGCGATAGCAAGACCTGTAAATGTTTTACCCCAACTTACCCACGCATTGATAATACAGTTATCATCGAGGGAGTCGTAGACGTCTTGTTGGCTTTGCCGCAATTCGAACTTAAATTCAGGGAAGTCGGCAGGAATATTTAAACGCTTATCAACAACTTCGTAATCGCTTGGTATCAAGTCCGTTCGTCCGATTGGTATAGATACCAGATTTTCGCGCACCCGCTGCAGATTCTTAATGATCTGTGGAGGATCGTTTGGATTCTGAGAGGGTATTTTGTAGGTAAGCTCGTCCGAGAGTACCTTTCGATACTCCGGACTACACTCCATAAAAATACGATTAGATAAGACAGCTTTCATTATAGCCCTAGTTGATCTTTTGCTATGATATACTTTTTAACAAAACTACTCCGAACAATATCGTGAATTTCAAAGTCCACTACATCGAACATTTCGGTTGCTTTTAGTACGCGAATGAAGTCCCGTAGCCCATTTTTGTGTAAGTCTGCCTGACGAAAGTCTCCACAAAAAATAACTCTACAGCCTTCCCCAACACGAGTAATAATTGAGTCTAACTCATGAAATGACATATTCTGACACTCATCTACAATAATTGTAGCGTTTCTTAGAGTTACGCCACGAATAAATGAAGTTGTCATAAAATGTACTAATGCTTTTGTCTTTAATATTTGATACGCATCTCCGCGCTGAAAGAGTTCTATACAAATATCTTTGTAAGGCTCTTCATACACTGAGGCTTTTTCTTTCTCGGTTCCTGGTAGGAATCCTATGTCCCGAGTAGGAACAGCACTACGAATAAGTACGAGCTTTTCGTATTCACCTTTAATCATATCATCAAAGGCAAAGTAGCACGCAATAAAAGTTTTACCTGTTCCTGCTACTCCATGCAAAACCATATTCTTGTCGCTTTCAAAAGCTCGAAGCTGGTTCTGTGTGAGTGGTTCAATTTCCTGCAACTCTAAGTTTGCACCTTGTAAAGTTTTAGATCGTTTACCCATAATTTATACTTTTCTTCGAGTGTCTTCACGACGGTCTTCAGAGTACTCGTATAAAACCCAAGGAAGGGTTCCGTAGTGTAAAACCCCAGCATACCGCATCTCACTTGCTGGTGGCCGTGGAATGACAAAAGAACTCTTTACCCCGTCTAGTTTCAGAAGAGATGCCGTTTCCTTTTGTACTATAGACTTGATTCTGTAGTATTTTAACTTACAAAACTCTGTCTTTTCATAGATAAATGGTATACCGTTTGTATCTATAAAATGCTTTTCTTTTGACTTTACCATTCCTCTAAAGTTATCTATTTGATGCTTTAGAGGGTAGAGATTTTTATGTGGTGTTTGTAAGCGGCGCATACCTAAAGTATCGCCGCTCATATTTTTATCATCAACTATCTTGTCGTCGAGAAAGAGTAATCCGTCTCTACGATCCCAGTTTCCTGTAGGTAAAATGTATACAGGAAACCGTACTTTGTTGATATTTTTATACTGAATCACCATACAATTTTGAAAATTTACCGTTGGAGTAGTCTTCGTGGATGATCTCAAAGTCACATCCGATGGGAGCGCCTGGAATAGAAAGTCCTCTATCCAACTGTACAAAGTGTAATAACTTTTCTTTATAATGTTCAATTTCGTCCTCTGGAACTTCGGCGAGAATGGAGTCGTGTACTAATGCGAATATACGCGCCTTCATTCCTTTTGCTTTGATATATTCTCCCATGTCTATCGCGCCAAGGAGGTTAACATCACTAGCAGCAGACTGAACCAAAAAATTAAGACCAGAGCGAACGCTATGCGAGCGGATAGCGGCGTCGGTGGATTCAACGTTGGGGAGCCTTCGCTTCCGACCAAAGAAAGAATAAACGAACCCATTTTGCTCAATAAATTTTTGATTGTCATCAATCCACGCCTTTAGTTTATGGAAGGCTTTAAAGTAGTCACTAATAACTTCTTGGGCTTCCGATTTGGAAAAATACTTACCACTATCTTTTGTTACTTGCTCACTGATCTTTGCTGGGCCTGCGCCGTACATAATACCAAAGGTTACGGCTTTTGCAGCCTGGCGCTTATCAGGATATAGCTCTGCTACTTCCTCTACTTCGCAAGGCAGTCGAAATACTTTGTGAGCAATCGTGCTGTGAAAGTTACCTCCACTACGGAACACATCTATAAGTGCCGTATCTTTTGCAAGAACTGCGGCAACATATACTTCTGCTGTCGTTAAGTCCATAGCAACAATTTTATGTCCTGGGGCCGCTTTGATACAACCTTTTACAGTGGGGTTGTCTCGAGGCAGCTGCTGCATATTTAACTTGCCGCTGCTAGATAGACGACCAGAAGTAGTACCATGTAAGTTAAAACCCGTACGTAGCCTACTGTCTCTATCGAGCTGTGGTATGATTTTATCAAGATAAGTATTTTTAATTTTGGATTTTTGTCGTATATCCAAGATCCGTTTAGGTACATCGCTCTGAAGCGAGAGTTCTTTAAGCACTTCCGCATCAGTAGAGTCTGCGCCCGTGCCAGTCTTTTTTCCAGTCGGATTGAGGCCCAGATAGTCAAACAAAAGACTCCTAAGTTGCATAGTAGAATTAGGATTAAAGGGCTTACCATTTATTTCCTCAAACCTCCGTATTTTGTCGTTCTCATACAAGGCAGAAATTGCAGCATCAATATCATCTTGCATTGCATTTTGACCTACATATAGTCTTTTACGGTCAAAAGGAACACCATTGTCTTGAGTGTCGATAAGGAATCGAGTGCCTGGAATAAGAATGTTATCGTATACCCATAACAGCTTTGGGTTCTGTTTAATTTTTACAAACTTTTCATAAATAAGAAATGTACACAAAGCGTCCATGCCTGCGTAAGTTTTCATTACATCAAAAGGAATATCTCCCCAGTTGAATTGATCTTTGAGAATACCGTTTTCTTTTCGGTATCGGTCAATCCAATCATACATAGGCTTCTCGTAATCACCGTAGGGAGTGAACTTCATTGTTAGCTGTTTAAGGCCATGAGTTCCTGGGTTTTCATCAATCAAGTAGTGAAGAAGCATTGTGTCTTCGAACTGTGGAAACTTGAAGTGAAAGTGATACTCGAAAAACGCCATATCAAACTTTGCATTGTGAAAGACTACGGCTTTCTTGTCAAAAAGCTCTTGCAGTAGTCGCTCAGTCTCATCATCAAAACAATCGGTGTCAATATAAGCACCGAACTTGTTATTATAAGCAAGACTAATACCAAGCATATAGCCGTCACGAGGATATAACCCAGTTGTCTCAGAATCGAGTGCAACGTATCCACATTCTTCTGCGATGGCAGCCCGAATAAACTCATTTGCTTCCTCCGTATCTTGTATACCAAACGCAATATTGCTATCAATTACTACGTCTTCTTTTTCATCGTTGATATACTCGAGAATGCTCTGCTTGCCAGACTCCCAGACTTTCTTTGCTTCTGGTTTGAATGCGAGCATAGCAGGGTTAATAATAGGCAAGAATTTTTCTTCTACTCTCTTGCCAGAGTACTCAGTAACAGAACTGAGTTTTGTGTAGTACTTCATTGCATCACTACCGACAAGAATTACCCAATCATAATCATCTGGGTTCATATCAATGTCGCAGTCTCGCTTGAGTACTTTTTTAATAGTTGAATCGGAGCACAACTGAAACTGGTCAAATTCCAGTCCGTCGAACTCACGCATAAAATTAGTTTTACTAGGTTTAGTTTCTACTAATGCAACTTTAGGCATATAATTTATCTCTTAGTTTTGTAACTTGAGTTTCAGCTAATGCACCCGCATCCATGTTTTTGTCTCCAAAAGCAATGTTACGTGTATCGAGTCCCACTGACTCACATAGCTCGCGTACTTTTGTGGCCTGTCCTTGGCCAGCTTCATCATTATCTAAAAATACATCTATACCCTCTACTCCTGAGACGGCAAGAACTTGTAACTTTTCTTCAGTTACATTTTTTACTCCAAAGCAACACACTGCGTTAGTGAGCCCTTTGTCATGTAGATTCATTACATCAAAAATACCTTCTACAAGAACAATACGTCCTTGTATTGGCTCTACGACAGGGAACAGCGGCATCTTTGCTCCAGGTGGAGTGTTTAGATACTTTGGCTGTTGGTCGCCTGTAGTTCTTGATTGAAATGATACTATCCGACCGGAACGGTCACGGATAGGAAAACAGATACGTCCTACAAAGTCCTTGCCGGAGTGTATGAACGCTTCAAATTCTTTGTATGTTTCGGCACGAATGCCTCTCCAATTTCCAATGTAGGGAGCATATCCCTCTGGCATTTGTAATCCCACGCTTTCAGCCCTTACCTCGTCAATCTTCTTCTTTAGGAGCTGACGCTTGATTTCCATCTTGTTTGCTTTTTCTCCGAAATGAGTAAAAAGATTGCCCTTGTACTCACACGAGAAACAATTAAATATGCCAGTTACTTGATCTATACGCATACTGGGATTGCGGTCAGGGTGCTCAGGATTGAGACAACTGACCACAAAGTCTTTGCCCTTAGGTATGTAATCAATACCTTTGTTTTTAAGTAGGTCTTCTACGTTCAATAGTCTTCATCCACACCAAAGCCAGCGGACGCAAGAGCATCACCATCCCAGTCATCGAGATAGTTTTCGCCGTCGTAGTAATCATCCTCTACTTCTCCGTTGAGCATCTCATCGCACACATCTTGCGCGTACTGATAGTAGTCAGCGTGCTCATCGTCAAATAGATGAAAGTATTTTGATAGTCGAGCAAGAACTACATCGGCGTGTTCATAGTCGCCAATGTCCATGTCTTTTTCGAGCATATCAAACAAGTCTCTGATTTTTGGTGTAAGTCTACTGTTCATTGTGCTGGAAATCCTTCTTGAACAAATACTCCAATGAGTCCAATTTGGCCGTCTTCAAGACTTTGTGCCCAAGGAATCATCATAGCAGCTTGAGGGCCGTCTTTATGTCCCATCCTGTAGTGAAGTAACTTGCTAATAATATCATCAGCAGATTGACCTGCTAAAGCTGGGCCGACCCCGCCCTGACCCATAGCACCATGACAAGTGCTACACATAGCCCAAGGCTGTCGAATATCTTGGAAACGATCATTGTTAGATGCAAAAGTAGGAAAGACTGTCCACTCCTGCAGAGTATCTTGTGCAATTGCTACTGGAGCAATTGCAAGTAGTGTTGTCAATAAAACTTTTTTCATCTTCTCATCCTTGCGATGTCTTTCATATGTTGTTCATCAATGATTGGTACTGCATTTGACTTGTGCATTACTCCGATGCCTTTAACCAAGGATCCTGTATATCGCTTTGGTTCTGGCCTAGCGGTAGCTGCAGTTGTTGAGGTATTACTTCTGTATTCAGGTGTTTCTCGTCGATAAGGTTTTGGAGCGTTTGATTGAACTGCTCTGATAGCTGGTCGAGCGCTCTTAGTACTGCTTTTTTTCTTTCTACGTCCTGAAGTTGTGTGTCTGATAGAACCATAAAACATTCCCATAAAATAAAAATCCCCGATGATTGAAGTACATATTATACAGCAAACAGCGGGGATAGTCAAGAACTTTTTTTATCAGAGGTCGTCAATATCTTCATCAGTTTTGTGTGAACTAGCTTCTCGCTCCTTAGGAGTAAGAGCAGTTTCGGGCCCCATCTTTAAAGACTCCCAATCCATTACTGAACTGAAAGACTTCATACTGGCGGCTCTCATCTTCACACAGTTGAAGGTAATGCATTCATCCTCTTGATCCCAAGTCTCAAGAGCATAGGCCGCATCAGCCGCATCAAGAATGCCTTTTGCGAAGCGTGCTTCGCCAGTTGCATCGGTTTGGTAAGGAGAGAATACAGTGCATTCATACTCCTGTGCCATAGCCTTCAACGCTTTAGATACTTCAATCTGTTCCGTCCAATCGTACTGCCCTCCTCGTGAGGGTAGGTTCGATCTTTTGACTTGGTTGATATAGTCTACAATGATGACACCGGCGTCCATTTTGCTGACTTTTTTATCCAGCTCAGCCCGTATCTTTGCGAGAGTGAGTCCCGGATCATATACTACATCCAGCTGTTGAGTCGGGAGAAGCTCATGCTGGGTAGTAAGAACCCTGTGAAACTCTTGAAAGTCTCGCTTTTCTCTGTATTCTTTCAACCGATCTTGGCCTTGCTGGAAGCGGCTCGCCCACCAGCCAGCCACTTTCTCCCACTCGGTCACACTTAGATTTTGTGTCCGAAGTCGAGAATAGGGCACTCCAGTAGCGATAGAACAACACCGTTGCAGTATTGATCTACTATCCATCTCTATCGTGAAATAGATAGCTGAACGGCCAGATTGAAATACGTTGTTTGCAATATTTGCGCAAGTGAGCGACTTACCAGAACCTCGACGACCGCCGACCAACACCAAATCTCGGGGGGAGAACTTGATTTCATGATCGTACTCTGCGTTGAGACCAAGACCAATATACTTACTGATCTCTTCTTCTGGCTCGAACAATTCAATACGCTGCATACTTTCTTGAGGAACTTCAAGGTCAACCTTGTCCTCAATATCCAGAACAATCTGATGCAACTCCTGCACTGATTCTTCGGCAGACGAAAAGACTACTGAATTATCAATATAGTTATCAAGGGAGTTGAGGATTTCTTTCTGAGTGTATTCATTCTTTAGGTACTCAAGCAAAGCACCGGCATCAACATCTACATCGACCGCTTCGATAGCGAAGACTTTATCCCGAGTAGGCGCATGACGAATGCTTAACTTGAGGTCGTCGAACGAAGGGAACTCATGAAAGGTTTCACAGTGCTTGTCAATTTGACCATAAAGCGTGTGATATTCTACGGGCAGATACTCTTTACGCAGATAACTCCACGTTTCAAAGTCAGCCGTAGCAATGCACTGCTTTATTAAAGCACTAGAAATATTCAATTAAGTTCCCCCGAACACGAAAAAGCTGGGCGCGAAACCCAGCCGCTTACACAAAAGTGTAATTACTGAGACTTAGCTGCCTTGGCGGCACCATCATAGTCAGCAGCAGTTAGACCACGGCGAGTCAACATAGTCTTTACGCCGCGAGCTGTCTTGCCAATCGCTTCTGCGATAGCTTCAACAGTCATAGAAGCAACATCAACACCGTCGAGAGGATCTACGTTAGAAGAACCCTTAGTGTTTTCCTGGCGAGGAATCGCCTGAATGTCGCCTGAACGAAGAAGGCTAAGAGCCTTACCACGAACACTGTTTACAGAACGGTCAAGAGCTTCGGCGATTGCTTCAACAAAAGCACCGTCGTTCACCATAGAGATGAAAGTAGCTTCTTCAGCTTCTGTGTAAGTACGTACACTCTCTACCTTAGGAGCAGGAGCAACGTGACCAGTCAATTCCATAGACAAGATTTTGCCTTGGATAGACTTAGGTGAGAACTCACCGCCTTCGAAGTGCTCAGCAATTTGAGCATATGTGTACTGACCAGAGTTGTCAGTAACGAAAGCGCGGAGAGTAGCTTCTTGAGTCTCGCTGAACGAACGTCCACCGGCTGCAGAAGCGAGTTCTACGTCGTAACCCATCTTTCGCAGTTTGCTAGAGATAGAACGAGTAGAGGTTTCAAGCTGGTCTGCTGCTTCTGCAACAGTCGCTTGAGAGACGGGGCTTTCGCCACCGACAAAGTTAGTAAGCGCTTCAGTGCGCTCATCTGTCCACTTAGGAAGTGCCATATTAATTCTCCAAAAAAGATTTGAGATCGGTAACTATAGTTACGCCAGTATCTCTGGCTTGTCTAGTTTTTGCGGATTCATTTCCGCCCTCGTTAATGAGGTGTGTGACTTGCTTGGTTAAACTGGATTTTACATCATATCCAGCTGCGTTCAAGGCTGTAGTAGCTTCGGCTTTAGACTTGAAACTCTTCAGTCTACCACTAATACATACAATCCCTTTACTCGCAATTGGCAGAGAAGGCGTATCAGAAAAGTACCAACACGAAGGAAGGTGCTCTTGAAAATACGGCAACTCATTTTCTATCCATTCAAGCAAGTTAGCTGAAGCCTTTGGGCCTAAACCGGCACGCTCACAAGTGTCTGCGTTAATTCCAGTAATATGTGATACAGTCTCAGACAACTTCCGTGTTGCCGTGTTTCCAATCAAGGGTATGCCAAAGGCAGGCAAAAGGCGCTCAAGCGGAGCATCGAATGAATTCAATATCTCCGACATGAGCTTGGATGTCACTTTCTCAGAGCCCAACGATGCTAAGATACTCTCCTCCGTAGAGGTGTAAATTTCGGACGGGCACGTCCAGCCAAGTTTACGAATAGACGCGGGGCCGAGACCCTTAATCTTCATAGTTTTGGCGAAGTGTTCCACGACTTTATACTGTTGCTCACCACAAGTGGCAGAGCGGCAGTAAAGTAAATCGTTCTCCCATACCAAGGTACTGTCACAAGAAGGACAATTGGTAGGAGGTAAGATTTCTTGAAACATGGACTACTCCGAAAAAGTGAAAAGATATTATACGACAGATTTGACCTGAATGTCAAGAACTATTTTTCTCGATGTCCACTCGTCTCACGATTCGTGGAATGATCTCACCGCTACGTATAACTTCAACTTGGCAACCTATTTCTAGGCCAAGAGAGCGAATGTACTCAATGTTGTGTAGAGTTGCGCGGCTCACTAGCGCATCCCCCACTTCGACTGGGCGTAAGATAGCAACCGGGCTCACAACCCCTGATTTGCCTACCTGCCACACAACATCGAGTAATTCTGTAATAACCCCATCCTTCTGCTCTTTAAGAGCGAAAGCCCCTCGGGGGTGATGAGCTGTATATCCCAGTTTGTAAAAGGCTTCATAGTTATCTACTCTAAACACCTCGCCATCTGTTGGGAAAGCGGATGCATCGAAGTGAGTGATAACCTCAAAGCCGTTTCTGGCCAAATGGTTCATTGCATCGGAGAGACGCTCATACTTAGCTCCTTGAATATCGTATGCGACAAACTTGAGAGTCTGTGCGCGAGAACGAAACTCGTTATGGTCTTTCAGATTGAGCGACCCCGCTGCAAAGTTGCGAGCATTTGGGATCATATCGGGCGCTACGACCTCACCGGTAATTTGGATTTCTCCTTTGATACCGATGACATTTGGCACTAGCTCTTCCATCTTCAACGTGATATCACGACCAATCTGGCCGTCTCCCCTAGTTAAAGCCTGTGCTAGATGGCCGTTGACATATTGCAACGACACTGCCGCCCCATCCAGTTTAGGTGTACGCACCATAGGTGACGTACCGGACTCTATGTCATTTAGATTAAAAACCTTCTGTAGAGAGTACATACGATACATATGAGGAATGCCATCAGTTACCTGATAACCGACCTCTTCGTATCTGTACTTTCGTGCCAGTGCATCAAACTCTTCATCCGAAAGAATCGGATTACCGTTGTAATACATTGCCGAAGCCTTTTCCAAAAAATGATGCATATAGTTCCCTCACTGAATAAAGTATATTATACAGAAAGAAGGAACAAAAGTCAAGAACTATTTATTGTATAAGTCCTTAATAAGATCACTGAAATGCTCTTCAATGATTTCCTTACTTTCTGCAAGTGATAAGATTTCTACTAGCCCGACGAAAAGATTTCGTGAGTTATCAAAGTCCAAAGGCATTGATATACCATCCTTAGTTGGCTTCCACTCTTCTTCGAAATCTAAGTAATACTTACGCACACTCAAATACTCGATACCTCTAAAGGTTGAGATGGTAAGCCGGACTTGTGTCTCCTTTACCTCATCGTAATGAATAATCTTCTCATATAACTCAGGCGCTTGGTATAGTTCCATCTTAATCTCCGTTCTTAAGAACAGAGGCAAGAGGTACTACACTTGTTACGTTCTGAGGTTTGAGTAGACGAAAGGAGTCGGTGTCCCAACAAAAAAGCAAAAGAGTCTGGTCAGATTCCTTTGCCCTGTTTTTCTTTTGTTGAATGTAAGGCGTGCTAAAATCCAACGTACACACGTTGTATTTCAACTTATTACTGTTTTCACTACGATAAGTGATTACAGCATCACCGTACTCATCGACGAGCCGTGCTAGTTCTTCTTTTTTCACAGGTGCTCCTAATGAAGCGGGTTGGCAGAATCTTCTGTCGTGCCGACTTGCTTAGGATGTGAAAGGGGCTCTCGCCCCAAGAATTAGCCGTTTACTGCTGCGATGACACCTGCAAAGTACATTGCTGCTTTACCAGTCAACTTGCTAACGATTTCTTCGTCAACGTCTTGACCAGCATCTGTCAGTGCTGCTGTAAGTGCTTCGATAGCGGCTGCTTTAGATACACGGCCACCGCCTGTGCTACCGCTTGAAGCTGCCTTGGCTGCTGGTGCTTTCTTAACATATACACCTGCTTTTGTCAGAACCATTCGAACACCGTTTGGTGATTCTTCGAACTCGTCTGCAATCTCTGCGACGATCTCCATGCTGTTTTCTGGAGTTGGGTTTTGCGCTTCATATGCAGCAATAACCTCTGCTTTTTTCTCGTCTGTCCACGCCATTTTACGTTTCCTTCTGTTAGTTGTTAAGGGTGCTCCTGGACAAGTGCCAGTAGCTTGTATTTGTGCTTGATAAAATCTATCGCCCATCTCGAGCGTCCCATTTTAGTTTGTCGCCGTCGGTTTCAAACTTAATCATTCTCATTGGGTCATCCTCAATAAAATGAATACTTTTAAATGCAATTTCTAGCATTTGAAAATATACTTGTATTGCTTTGTCTCGAAACTCTTTGTCGCTCCATAAGTGAAAACAATTCCAGTACTCTTTATCAAATCTACAAACGCGTACCTGTTGGTTTAAAATTGGGTGAGTTCCATTTGTAGTTGCTGCTATCTCTACGGAAGCACGCAGTCTTTGACTGCCGCATATAGGATACCAGTTTGGCATTACAAGCATAGGAGCTTGTATGCCATTTTGCACTAAATCTCTCACTAATTCATCTTGAATAGGAATATTTTGAAAATTTTCTGCAAAGGTTTGTTGCTTAATCAACCAACCTACTGATTTTGTATACCAAGTAGTTGGAGGAAAAGCAATAAGCTCTGCAGTTTCTTTTTTGATTCTATTCGTCATTTAAGATACTATTATAATTGATATAGCAAAAGAAGTCAAGAAATATTTTTACGAATCACCATATAAAACTTCAGCTAAGTCACTAGCTTCGCGTACTTGCTCCTTGTTGGGAGGAGAAACAAAGAAAATACCTTTTTCTAGTCTTTCAGTTTTGTCCCACACAAACCAAGCATAGTCAGTAGCATCTGTACCTTTACCAGTAAAGCTAGGTCTTTTACTTAGTACATGAAGAGCTGTAGGTTTATTTTGCTTCCACCATTCATGCCTTGAAATGCTACCAAGATAGTTTATGCGTAGTAGCATAATACAAGTATTACAATGGTTGAGACTATGATCTATAAACTCTCGTGCAATGCTAAAAGGTGGATTTGTAAGAATTAAGTCAGTTCCGTCACTCCACTCAAAGAAATCTTTATCTTCCATGATTTCAGAGTAAGTTGTCGGAATACTCAAGTCCGATTCTAAAAAGAACTGTATGCGCCCATCTCCCCGACACGGTTCATGTGCCGAGGAGAATAAGCTCCAATCAATATCTAAGTTCTCGTAACACCAAGGAGGTGTTGCATAGAAGTCTGTTTTATTTAGTCGTTGTCCTGCGATTTGTCTGCTCAAGTAACCAGTCCTCAAGAGCATCTAAGAAAATCCAGTCGAAAGTGTCACACTTTTCGGAGTTCAAATAGTCGTGAATACCTACTCGTGCTTTGTAATGGTCTCCGTCAAGTACAATCAATCCATACTTTGCAGGAAACTTTTCTAGATTCTTAACTACAAACGGCATCTTTTGGTCAGCAGTTCCACTACCCATTTGACGTTTGCATTCAATACCCAAATCAAAGTCTTCCACGTAGAAGTCCATTTTTGACCGAGAGTTTCCATAGATGTCTGTAAATTTTGCTTGTGAATGATAAGACAGTTCATATTTTTGCAGAATGCTTTCTACAGCGTCTTCTAACTGCTTACCAGAATAATTAGCGTTTGCTCCCTGAGATGCCATTGGCTTTCCTCCTATTAAGGGTAATTAAAAAAAATGCTTCTGATAATTTCTCACCAGAAGCATATATTATACACGGATCGAGGATCTATGTCAAGAAATATTTTTAGATACGTGATAAATCGACTCCGTACTTTTCAAGGTGTGATAACTTTCCAAGGTCATACGCGAGAGAGTAAGCAGCGTAGCCACCTGTTTCCACGTTAGCCCATTTTTCTGTATCGTCTCTAACCTCTTCCATAACATAAATCGCATAGCATTTACTTCCATACTTGCTTTCATAGTTAACGTCTATGAATCCTTCTCGCTCAGCTTGGTAATCGACGGAGAGTTCGTAGTCGACTCGGGCTGGCTTTTGGTAGACTGCTGACCAG